TAATGGTGCTTCAGATAATAGTACAAGATTCCGCGGTGTAAATAATGAAACAATGGCCTTCATGGCGCTTCCTGGTCATACACGTAACAGTGCTGAATACTATCGCGCAAGACCTCGTATAACAGGAGATACTAACTACTGGACTGGTGCAATGGGTTGGGGTCGTGTCGATATGAACGCGGTTGCAACCTGGGGTTCAGGCTTTATTGATTCTTGGAGTAGTCCACCTAACCAGCCTTCAGGTACATCTCACTGGGTTGGTGTTCAAGCATTCCACTACAGAAGCAGTAATACTGCTGGTTACGGTTGGCAGATGGTTGGTGGACCAGTCACAAACTTAAGATTCAGAAGTTCATGGAGTGCTTGGAGATCTTGGAGAACAATCCCAATATTAGATGAAAATAGTACTAATGGCGGTGCAATGTATGCTGGTATCTATTATGATTCCAATAACACAGGTTACTATGCAAATCCAAATAGTACTTCAAACTTCTACAGATTACAACTTGTTAATGAATTACATGTAAGTACAGGTAACGGAACTGGTGTAGGTATTCGACTTGCAGACGATGGTGATATTGTTGATAATAATGATGGCTGGGCAACAATGCGATTCTCGAATGGTGTTATTGTTAGTCGAGGAAATCGTACAAATGGTGCAAGAGCTTACATAGGCGCTGATGGTAATACTCAAGCAACATCATCACTTCGTGCTCCGATCTTCTATGACCGAAACGATACTGGTTATTACCTAGACCCGAACACAACAAGTAACTCTGCCCTTAGAATTAGAGGTGGTACACTACACGGACCTAACCCAACTTGGGGAGCATACTTATGGGTAGGTACAAATGGTCGACCTAATTCTTGGGCTTCGGTCTGCGCAACAAATGGTAACTTACACTTAGATTGCCAAAACGGCCGTGCAATGTATCTGAACTATTATTCAGGTAATATCATTTATGGTACAGATTTCAGACCATATATTATCTATGATAGGAATAATACTGGCTATTATGTTGACCCTGACGGTACTTCAAGATTAAATCAGCTTAATCCAAACAGAATTAACTCACCTTATGCTGGTGGTAACTCTGGTATTACAAGAAGTAGCTCACCATACTCATTCGGATTCCAGGAATCTGGTGGTTGGAGTTATCCATATCCTGACTTAGTACTTCAATATCACACTGGTATGTCATTTGCTGGTAACCCATCTTATGGTGGTATGCGATTCTTCAATGACTATAACAGTGGAACTGTAAGATTCCAGATTAATGGTAGTTCAAGTTATACATTTGCAAATACATGGCTCCAAGTTGGTGGTGGAGGTGTCGGTATCTATGATGGATATAACGGTGCTCACTTCTATCCAAACAATGCTACAAACTATGGTTCTTGGAACTTCTTAGGTAGCAGAAGTGGTTGGAGAGGTATTGCCTTCTCTGATGCTGGTTATGACCCTCACTTAATGTGGGATAGCTCAGGTAATGGTGGTTGGTATCATGAAGATCTAGGTCGTTGGTTATTGTATCATAGCCGTAGCAGAAACTGTACTGGTGTTGCTTCATCAAGTACTGTGTCCGGTTATCGTATGAGAGTTAACGGTTCGCTTTACTGTAATGGTAATATTGTTGCTTATTCTGATAGACGCAAGAAAAAGAATATCGTCACAATTGATAATGCTCTTGATAAAGTATTACAATTACGTGGTGTATATTATGAGAGAAAAGAAGATTTAGTTGACGAACGTGACGACCTATATAAAGGCAGACAATTAGGTATGATTGCTCAGGAGGTCCAAGAAATTGTACCTGAGGTTGTATCATATGCCGAAGAGCTTGATGAATATGCACTTGATTATCCTAAGATGGTCGGTCTACTTGTCGAGGCTCACAAAGACCAACAAGAGATTATAAATAACCAACAAGAACAAATTGATGAATTAAAGAAACTTGTGAATACACTAATGGAGAAATTATAAAATGGCTTTAATCAAAGAATACGAAATACCAGGTACTGGTTTATCTGCAGCAAATGCTTATTTTGTTGTGACAGATGTAAAAGTACACAAAAGAATGCATGACTATACAACACCTGTAGATACTTCTGACCCTACTGGTTATACAAACGGTGGAGTTTGGGACGAAGGAACTGAGGTTCACTGGAGAGCAGGTTATATTGGTCATATCTACTTAACTATTTGGGCAAGTAAAGAAGCTCGAGAAAATAACCAGAAACCTATTGGTATGGCTGGTGTTGATGCAACTGAAGTAGAGGCTGAAGTACATATTGGTACAAAAGGTCTCGATCACAGATGTGTATTTTTTGTTGATGTAGATTCTGCAGATAACTATATCACACAGGCTTATACGTACCTCAAAACATTAGATTATTTTGCTGGTGCAACAGAAGATTAATAAATAGTATTTTAATAGGAGAAAATTAAAATGGCACTTACATACGAATGGTCAATTAATTCTTTAAAAAAGAAAGACCAAGTAAATAGTGAAGGCGTTACATTGGAAGGCGCAGTAGTACAAACTTATTGGAAAGTAGTTGGTACCGACGAAAACGGTCATGCTGCTGAATTCCAAGGTGCAACTCCTTTCACAGCAGAAAATGTTCCAGCAGGTTCATTTGTTGCTTTCGAGGATTTAACCGAAGAATCAGTTTGTGGCTGGGTTCAAAACATCGTAAATAACGACCCTGTCTATAAAGCACACATTGATGAAAGAATCAGACATAACATCGATGTAGAACATGGACTTGAAGTTGAAGTTAACGAAAATGATCTTCCTTGGTCTACAGGAGATGTAACACCAGTTCCATCCGCTGACGCCGACGCCGAAGCTGACCCAGTAGAATAATAACATATTATGACTTATTCTTGGACTATACTCAAATTTGAGACCAGAGATCAAGTAAACTCTGATGGTGTCACTCTGTCAAATGCAGTTGTATCTATAAAATGGCAACGAGATGGTATTGATAATGACGGAAATACAAGTTCTATCTTGGGCTATACTGTTCTATCAGCAGAAAGTGTAGCTCAAGGTGATTTTGTTTCCTTTGATGCTTTAACAGAAGAATTGGTAATCACATGGATTGAATCTGCAATTAGTGCAGACAGATTAGCCGAATATGATGCTACAATCCAAGATAAAATCAATAAAAAGGTTGCTGTAGAAAGAACGCCACCTTGGTCTTAAAAATTAGTTGACTTTTGGTCTAAATAGTGTTATAATAACACTTAATTAGATTATGTATACATTATGGAGGAATTATGCATGACTTGCGCCACCACGGCCTTGTACACTACGCCTTAAAAAGAGGCGGAAGTATTCACCCAATTACACTACCTAAAGAATTAACTGGTGAAACAGGGATTATGAATCCTTCCATATTCGTACACGATGGAAAGATTCTCTTAAATGTTCGACATGTTAATTACACACTTTATCACTCAGAAGGACACAAGTTTCCACATACTTGGGGACCTCTCCAATATATTCACCCAGAGAATGATGTTTGTCTAGCAACACATAATGTAATATGTGAACTTGATATTCATATGAATATTTTAAATGCTGGTCGAGTTAAAATGAATCTTGACACTGGTGAACCAACATGGAACTTTCATGGTTTAGAAGATGGTCGACTCTTCTCTTGGGATAATAGACTCTTCCTTTGTGGTGTTCGTCGTGATTGCTATGACGATAAAGGCAAAGGTCGAATGGAAATGTGTGAAATTGAGTTTATTGATGGAGAGTGGCAAGAGGTATCTCGTAACCCAATACCAGCTCCAGGTGATGATGGAACATATTGTGAAAAGAATTGGATGCCTATTCTTGATATGCCATGGCACTTTGTAAAATGGTGTAATCCAACAGAAGTTGTAAAATATGATATTGACAATAGAACAACAACTACAGTTCATTGTGACGAATCTTCTTATCAAAAACAACCTAGAGATTTTAGAGGTGGTACTCAGGTTGTTCCTATAGGAGAAGGAAGACGCATGTGTTTTACACACGAAGTCGATCTTCTCAAAGATGTATTTTATAGAAAAGATGGCCACTATAATCACAGAATACTTGTGTGGGATAAAGATTGGAACCTTATTCATAAAACAAAAGACTTCCATTTTATGGGCACACAAATTGACCCAACAACAGGATATGAATATAATATTGAGTTTGCTACAGGTATGATGTTCCTAGAAGGTAATGTGTATATTAGTTTTGGCTATCAAGATAATGGTACATTTATATTACGAATGCCAGAACCGGTATTCTTTGATTTTGTGGGGAGAGGATAATGTTACAACAATTACTAAATGACCATGTAATGGACCCAAAAAATCCAGTTAAAATATTTAATTTAGCAAAAGAATATGATCGACTTGAACAAGGAGCAATGGCTGTATCTTTATATTTGAAAGCAGCAGATATATCTAAAGATCCATTTCTCCAATATAAATGTTTAATTGGTATTGGAAAATCATATTGGCGTCAAGGTAATAGAAAGTTTACAGTTGAAGGCGCATTCCAAGATGCTGCAGCTTTAATACCAGAAAGACCAGAGGCACATTATTTTCTATCAAAACTTTATGAAGAACATAGTCAATGGAAAATGAGTTATTTACATGCAAAACTTGGAAAAATGTTTACAGCAGTAAATGAAATTGATGTGGGTTACCCCGGAAGAAAATCTATGCTCTATCAAGAAGCTCTTTCCAAATGGTATATTACAGGAACACAGGAAGCCAAACATCTTTTCTTTGATTTAAAATTTAGGACTGTATTGGATTCAGAACTTAAAGAAAAAGTCAATGTCATGCTAAATAAAATTTATTATCCTGATACTATACCATATAAAAAATCAGATTATAATAGATTTAAATTTAAGTTTGAAGGGTTAGAAGATATACATGAAAATTATTCTAAGCATTTTCAAGACCTTTTTGTTCTTTCCTTATTTAAAGGAAAAGAAAATGGAACATATTTAGAGATTGGATCTGGGGATCCTTTTGTTCATAATAATACTGCTCTATTAGAAACAAAATTTAATTGGAGTGGAATTTCTATTGACAACTCTCCTGCTTTATGTTATAATTTTAAAGAGAATAGAAGAAATACTGTTATTTGTGCTGATGCAACAGAGATAGGGTTTGTAGATTTATTTGATAAACATTGTGTAGGTCCTGTAGTTGACTATTTGCAAGTTGATTGCGATGAAGCTTCTATTGATGTATTCGAACAAATTCCTTTCCAAACAACAAAGTTTGGAGTAATTACTTTTGAACATGATGCATATAGATTAGGAAATGAAACAAGAGATAAAGTAAGACAAAAACTTGCTTCTTTTGGTTATGTGTTATTGGTAAATGATGCAGCATTTACAGAACATTGTTCTTATGAAGATTGGTATGTACACCCAGATGTTGTGAACATACCAAGAGAAATGCAAACAAAGGAATCTATTAACTTTGTTTGGAATTATTTTATGGAACCTTTAACTAAAGAAAACGAGACGAATATATGATTACAGTAATAGCAACAGGTGGTTTTGACCCAATCCATTCCGGTCATATTGAATATTTAAAAGACGCAAGTAATTGTGGTACTAATCTTGTTGTTGGCATTAATTCAGATGATTGGTTAAAGAGAAAGAAAGGCAGATATTTTATGCCTTGGGAAGAGCGTGCAGCAATTGTCAGAGCTCTTACATGTGTAGACCAAGTAGTTTCTTTTGATGATTCTGATGATACTGCCATTAATTGTATTAAAAAGGTCAAGTCAATGTATCCTAACGATATTATTGTCTTTGTGAATGGTGGCGATAGGACAAAAGAAAACATACCTGAAATGGTAGTTGAAGGCGTTGAGTTTGAATTTGGTGTAGGTGGTGGAAATAAAAAGAATTCTTCAAGTTGGATTTTAAAAGAATGGTCACAACCAACAGTCGAAAGACAATGGGGATCTTATACCGTATTACATAATGGACCTTCATGGCAAGTAAAAGAATTATCATTTGCCCCTGGTTTAGCATTAAGTGACCAAAGACATGAACACAGGTCAGAACATTGGCATATTGTTGATGGCACAATTGAAATGAGAATCCAAACAAAAACAAAAACTATCACACAAGAATTTGGCCCTGGCGAAAGCATTGATATTCCAAAAGGTGCTTGGCACAAAGCAAAAAATGTGGGAATTAAACCTGCAAAAGTAATTGAAGTTTGGCTAGGAAATCTTCTTTCTGAAGATGACATAGAGCGAAGAGATTAATATATAAATAATAGGCAACAAACAAAGGAATAACTTATGTATATTACTTCACCCCCAAAATTTGATGTAGCAGATGGAGAAGTTGTAATTGGTACTTTAGCAAGTAGTAATACTGATACAACTTTTTCTATTTCAGGCTCAGAAATTTCTCTTGATGGTGCTGATATGAGCTTTATAGAAGCTCCTGTTAGAGATACAAAGGACACATATACTGCAACTGTAACAGCAGTATGTGGTGATACTAATGTAATACAAGCAATAACCATAAATATTATATAAATAGAATAATATATAATTAAAATAACGCTAATAGTTCTGGAGGACGAAGATGGCGGTTAAAGTAAATAATGTCGAGGTCATTTCTGACGCTCGAGCACTAAATAACGTTTTTAATACAGACAACTGTTCTTATCGAGATTGGCACCCAGCACCAACAACAATTACAACTGTAATTAATTTTGCTACTCCAATGATGGTATTGGATATGACTGGCAATGTCACATTTACAACATCAAATAAAGCAACGGGCGCATCTGCTGTTTTAATTTTAGATACTACAGCGTCAAATCATGTTCCAACATTCCCATCGGAAGTTAAATTTCCATCAACACCATCATGGGCAAGTAATAGATATTGGACAATTTCATTTGTTTGTTGGGATAATTCAACAGTAAGAGCAACAGCTATTGGTTTTGACGACCCGGCAACAGCTCCTCTGGTTGATCCTAGTTTTGACCTTACAGGCTGGGACACAAATGTTTCAGATTCCAACGCAAACTTTGGGCCTATAGCTTCATGTTCCATTTTCTTTTCACATGAACCATCAAATAATAGAATTAAAGTAACAGCACAACATACAACAGGATCGTTTGGTACAATAGTCGACGTTACAACCTATGTTAATTATTCTGCCAGTTTGACAAGCACAACATTTACAGCACGATATAATGCCGGAAACCAATCGTGTTTTGCTGGTGCTGGCGGAACCCAATCTTGTAATTCTGGAAATTTATCGTTTGGACCATTACCATCTGACGACGGCTTTGTTGATGGTACTTATTATAGTATCAACCAGACCCCTGGAAGTACTGGTTTCCGCTGGCAAGCACAACGAAATACCAACGACGGCCAGGGCACCGCATTTGTAACAGCAGCATTTAATACATCAGACCCGGATTTCCAAATTAAAGTTACTTCTGACCAAGGAACGTTTTATTCTTCAGGAACAGTTCCAAGTGCTGCGGATTTTGCGATCAATTTAAATTCTACTTATGGTATCGCAGGGTTTACACCGCAGGCTACTCCTCACTTTACGGAATTGGAGACATAATATGGCTATTAAAGTACAAACACAAACTAAAATTACTGATGCTAGAACATTTCAGGACTTATCAACTTGGTCTGGTACTTATGGAAATTTTCAACCAAACGTAACAGCAGTAAATACGGATATTGATATTAGAAATGCAATGAATTCCAAAACGTTGTCAGCCAATGTTACATTTACAGTATCAAATCTTGCCGCAGGAAGAACATCACTCTTACTAATGGACATTTCAGCAAATGGATATACACCAACATTTCCATCTTCTGTAAAATGGGTAGAAGATACAGAACCCACTTGGACCAATGCAAGATATTGGATGGTCGGGTTGACTGCTTGGGACGGTAGTACCGTAAGAGCAACAGCAACGGCATGGGGATCATAATATGGCTATTAAAGTAAATACAACACCGGTAATAACAGACACTGGAATATTAGAGTCTATTACAGGCGCATCAGGAAATTATGGTGTTTTACAACCAACTATAAGTACAACCACAAATAATATTAATTTTGGTACTCCTATGATGAATTGTGTATTAACTGCTAATACTACTTTTTCAGAATCAGGAGTTAGTCAAGGTAAAACTGCTACATTATTATTAGATACTTCAGCAAATTTTTATACTCCATCTTGGTCCTCAAGTATTACTTGGGAAAATGGAACTGAACCAACTTGGGGAAGTTGGAGATATTGGCAAATTACCTTTATAGCTGATTCAGCTTCAGATATAAGAGCAGCAGCTGTTGGATTTACTTCAACAGGTGGTGGTACACCACCACTATCAATTTCATTAGAAGGAACTGCAGCAAATCCGGAGCGCTTTATTACTGTTCCTACTGGTAATGGGGATATGGTAGCAGGGTGGAGATTTGGTTCAGACGGTAATGTATATCAATATGAGTCTTTTAATAACCAAGGTGGCCAAGGTTATACACTTCATAATACTGTTACTTGGATCAATGTTCCTCCATCTACAACGTATTATATTCGAGCATCAAACTATAGCGGCAGTTTCACTTTAAGTGTTGGTGATAGTAGCTCTATTAATACTTGGAATGCTTTAACTTCAAATAATAGTTTCAGATATCGCGATAGTCGAAATGTTCTTACCTATGCAGATGAAGAAGGCTATATGAAAATAGAAATTTCTACAACTTCGAATGGTTCTAATATTGTTGCAACAGGTTATTATGGAGTTCGATGGACCGGATTTGCTTAAGGGGTTAATATGAGCTTACCTCACGTTTTTAATGCAGTTGTAGGAGCGGGCATTGTTGCTTCAGGCTCTGGTGGAGTTGCCGGGGCGAATCCAGCAGTCAACACAGTTACAGGTGCAGCAAATAATGTAAATGAAGGTTCTTCTCTTACAATTAATGTTGCCACAACTGATTGCGCCGATGGAACTGTATTAAATTGGTCCATTAACCATGTCACATCTAGTTCATCAGACTTTGGAACCAATAGTGGAACAGTAACTATTAACAGTAATGCTGGTTCATTTACAGTCACTCCTACAGCCGATTTAACAACGGAAGGTTCAGAAACATTTACGGTTACAGTATCTGGAACAGTTGGTGGCACATCAGTTAGTTCAACATCAGCATCAATCACAATCAATGATACATCTATAGATCCACCAACACCAACATATGCTATTGTTAAGAACGATGGAAATAATGCATATGAAGGAAAATTTTACTCGCTAACAGTTAATACAACTAATGTTGCAAATGGAACTACGTTGTATATGGATATACCTGGTGGTGCAGCTGTATTTACTCAATTTGGAAATGTAGTTTCTATTACATCTTCCGGTTCTGATAGAGGTTTCTATTTCACAATTAATAATAATACTTGGACTGGAAGTATTTTATCCAGCCCAGATGCCGATGAAACTGAAGGTACTCAAAACTATAACCTCATTTTGAGAACAGGCGCAAACTTTACAGGTACTCAAGTTGCTTCAGAGTCATTTAGTCTCTTAGACGCAATATATGAAGTCTCAGCACCTACTTCTATAAACGAAGGCTCATCTGGTACAATTAATGTTACTGGTACTAATATTGCAAGTGGAAGATTTTTATATTGGGAAGTTATTACTGTTACAGATGATGATTTTGCAACAGAAACTGGAAGCTTTACTACGACAACTAATGCTGGTTCATTTACAGTAACTCCTACAGCAGACTTGACAACTGAAGGAAGTGAAACTGCCACTGTTAACATTTATATCTACCCTGGCCAATCACCCGCTGATTTGGTTGCAACAGACACATTTATAATTAACGACACATCTACTACACCTGCTTCGACTTATAGTGTTACAGCTCCAGCTTCTATTAATGAAGGTTCTTCAGGTACTATGAATGTATCTACAACTAATGTTTCCAATGGCACAACACTTTATTGGACTGTAACAACACCTTCAGGTGGAGATTTTGGAACTTCATCTGGTAGTTTCACTATTAACAGTAATTCAGGATCGTTCTCTGTAACTCCTACAGCAGACTTGACAACTGAAGGATCTGAAACCGGAACAATTCAAATTAGAACAGGAAGTACTAGTGGAACTATTGTAGCAACCGACACATTTACAATTAATGATACTTCAACGTCACCAACCTATAGCGTAACTGCACCTGCAAGTATTTCTGAAGGTCAAACTGGAGGCATCAGTGTATCTACAACTAATGTTTCCAATGGCACAACACTTTATTGGACTGTTACTCCTGCAGGAGACTTTGGAACTTCATCTGGTAGTTTCACTATTAACAGTAATGCAGGAGCCTTTAATATTAGTCCAACAGCAGACTTAACAACCGAAGGAACTGAAACCGGAACAATTCAAATTAGAACAGGAAGTACATCAGGTACAATTGTTGCAACAGATACGTTTGATATACTTGATACTTCTACTACACCGGCACCAACCTATAGTGTAACAGCCCCAGCTTCTATTGACGAAGGTTCTGCTGGAACTATGAATGTATCTACAACTAATGTTTCAAACGGCACAACTCTATACTGGACAGTTACTCCTTCTGGAGACTTTGGTACTTCGTCTGGTAGCTTTAGTATAAGTAGCAACGCTGGTTCGTTTACAGTTACACCTACGGCCGACTCTACAACTGAAGGAAGTGAAACAGGAACAATTGAAATACGAACAGGAAGCACATCAGGTACAATTGTTGCAACAGACACATTTACAATTAACGATACATCTACGCAACCAGCATCCATGGATTCTTTCTTTGACTTAAGTGGTTGGCAAACTAATGAAAGTGTAACGCAATCTTTTGGCTTCCCAGAAGCTTGGTGTCGATTAACATTTAGTCACGATCCAAGTAATAATAGAATTATTATCAATAGAGGCCACGGAAATTCTAGCGCGCCTGGAACTTATGCTGATGTTTATTGTAATTATAGTGGCTTTACAAATATTACTTCTGTTGAAGTTCAATATAATGTTGGTAGTCAATCATGTTCCGGAAGTTGTGATCCATCCATATATGGATGGGGCCCAACTCCAGTACAAAACGGTTATAATTCTGGTACTTATTATAGCGTACCTACTACGCCAAGTGTAAGAAATATTGGTTGGATGGCTAAAAGAGATCCTAATCCACCTTATGGAAGTGGAACAACATGGATTTTCACAAGTGCCCCAAGTTCAGGTACTCCGAAATTTAGAATTAAAGTTGTATGTGACCAGGGAACATTCACTTCAGATGCTAGTGGATTCTTCAATACGCCACAATTATCAGCAACTTATGGAACGCAAGCAGTTGTATAACCTCAAATGGAGAAAGTAGATGAGTAATCATACATTTAAAATCACAATTAAAGATTCCGTTGATTCTGCAAACTCAAATGTGATGTATAATATTGGTTATCACACTGATACAGAAGCTGAATTAGAAGCAGAAAAGAATAGAATATTAACATTGTATACAGACTTTCATACAGATAAACATGTTACCATAGAAGCTTTGGGCGAATAGGATAAATATTAAATATGACTATACCACATTCATTTAATACTGTTATCGGACTTAAAACAACGCCGGGGAGTGGAGGTGTAACTGGTACAGCAATTAATGATGACGGCGCAACTATAACTATGAATGAATCACCTTCTATTGGTTTAAACGGTATTTCAAGCCAAGTAAGAGATGGCGGCGTTCCGTGCATAGCAACTGTTAGAATTTCATTGAAATTCTTAAAAGATGCTACTAATGGTGTCGTGATACAAGTAAAAGATGATGGAACTACAGGAAACGGCGATCTTATTTCAATAGAAGGAGTGCAGAGAATACTCTCCCCTAATTCATTTTCTGTAGGTACAACATTTGAAACAGTTTATGATTTAAATGGTTTTGATTTAACTCATCTTAAAATGAAACAGACTACAGAAACTTATCCAGGATATGACCCTCTTTATACAAACAGTACGATGACATATTTAAACTCATATACAGATGATACTTGGTTAGCTGTAAATACAAATGATTTTATTGAACTTGAATCACGTCTTACAATTGGAGTTCCTGGAGGAGATTCTGATGCTTCATATAAGTTATCTACTGTAGAATTTTGGGGTAGAGCAGCAGGTTATGACGATACAAAATTATTTACAATGGAAGTTAGATCTGATGTTGATGCATCATCGAACCAATCGGGCCCAATAAAGTAAAAATAGGAAATAAAAAAAATGGCACAACCAACATCAAGAACTGAATTTAAAAACTGGGTCCTCCGAAAAATAGGAGCACCAGTAATCCAGATTAACGTTTCTGACGAACAGGTTGAAGATCGCATTGATGAAGCTATTGATTTTTGGCGCGATTATCACTATAATGGAAGTCAGCTCATCTATTTAAAACATCAAGTCACTCAAGATGACATTGACAATGGGTATATTGCATTACCAGAACGACTTTTAGGTATATCGGGTATCTTTAATTTAGAGTCAAGCATTTCAACTGGAGGCGGTATCTTCAATGTGCAATATCAATTTGTACTTAATAATTTAGAAGATATTACTGGTTATAATGTTTCAAATTACTATATGGCAATGTCACATTTGGAATTCCTACAAGAAATGTTAGTAGGTAAACCGATGATTCGTTACAATAAACATGTTAATAGACTTTATATAGACGCAGATAAAAGTGCACTAACCGTAGGTAATTATGTTATTGTAGAGGCGTATGATATTATTGACGATTCATCTTATAACGATGTATGGACTGATAGGTGGTTACAGAATTATGCTTCAGCATTAATAAGAGAACAATGGGGATTAAATCTAACTAAATTTGATGGTATGCAATTGGTCGGCGGTGTGACATTTAATGGAGCAAATATTCTTGCAGAGGCGAGAGAAGACCGACAACGTATGGAAGAAGAAGCAATACAAAGTCTCCAACCTTTAACACATAACTTTATCGGGTAATTTATGGCAACTAATGTTTTCTTCGATAACTATTCAAACTTCAATGAGCAACAGCTGATTGATGATTTAGTTATTGAAAGCATCAAAATGTATGGTGTAGATATTATCTACATTACTCGTATTGATGGAGCATTAGATAAAGTATTTAATGAAGATGACCTTCCATTATATAACGAAACATTTGAGTTTGAAGCTTATGTTAAGAATGTAGATGGGTTTGAAGGCGAAGGTGATTTCCTATCCAAGTTTGGTCTACAAATACGAGACCAAATGACACTTACAGTTGCAAATAGAACATTCGAACGATTTGTCACAAGAGAAGAAGGTTCAATTATTCGTCCAAAAGAAGGCGATTTAATTTACTTCCCACTATCAGAAAATATTTTTGAGATTAAATTTGTTGAAGATGAAAGCCTATTCTATCAATCAGGTGCTTTACAAGTATTTGATATGACTTGTGAATTGGCTGAATACACAGGTCAAAGATTGCAAACTGGGCGTGATAATATTGACACATACTTTGATGCATTTAATAGAGAAATACTTACATCAAATACAGCCACACTCAATGCTGTCGCTCAGGTCGACCCAATTGCTCGTAACTTAGTATTTGAACAAGAAGGCGATGCAATTATTGATTTCTCTGAAATAGATCCATTCAGTGAAAATATTAATATTAACGACACATAGGTAATATATGGGAATTGCTAATTATTTTTATAATTCTACTTTGAGAAAATATGTTGCCTTATTTGGTACATATTTTAATCAAATGAAGATTCAAAGAGCAGATAACAATGGGACTGTTATCCAGGATATGATTGTGCCCATTTCATATGCTCCTTTCCAAAAGATTTTAGCTCGTGTTACACAAGATCCTAAATTTTTAAAAGGTGTAGCAATTAACCTACCAAGAATGTCGTTTGAAATGACCAATATGTCATACGATCCAGATAGAAAGGTTGCTCCAACAAGAAAAGTAAGAAAAACTGGAGTTGATGTTGAAGGTGGTGGCAGACGATTCGTATATGCTGGAGTGCCATACAATTTAGATTTTTCATTGTACATTATGGCTAAATACAATGAAGACGCAGTAAAAATATTAGAACAAATTTTACCATTCTTTAATCCAGAGTTTACAAGTACTGTGCGATTAATTGATGGTTTAGAACCAATGGACATACCTTTAATCTTGAATGATACAACATTTGAGGATTTATATGAAGGTGATTTTGAAGAAAGAAGAAGTGTTCTCTATACACTAAATTTCACAATGAAAGGTTGGTTCTTCGGACCAGAACGAGATAAAGCAGTTATTAAATTTGTTGATATTCGTTATGCACCTAATACTCTTGCAAATACCACATTTGAAGAGTTTTATTCTGTGCAACCAGGAATGACAGCAAATAATGAACCTACAACGGATAGAGCTTTAAGTATTGATTATAGTTTAATAGAGTTTGATGATAATTGGGATTACGCCCCGGAAATTGCAAATACAGCACCGAGCGTTTGACATTATAATAAAAATATGTTATAATACAACATAGCATTTAAAAATGGAGATTATATTATGAAAGTAGGATTTACGGCTAGCACATTTGATCTATTACATGCAGGACATGTTCAAATGTTAAGAGAAGCTAAGGACCAATGTGATTATTTAATATGTGGATTACAACAAGATCCAAGTTCTGACAGACCAGAGAAAAATGCGCCTGTCCAAACTGTGGTTGAGAGATATACTCAACTTAAAGCAGTAAGCTATGTTGATGAAATTATCCCATATTCAACCGAAAGAGATTTA